GGAGGATTTAATAAAGTGAAATTGATAAATAGTGATATTGTATGGTATAATTCCGTTTTATGTTTTACATTTAGTGATAATAGATAAAGATGAATTCTTTTTTTAATATGAGATTAGGAGGAGGGGACTGCTATATGGGACAATTGATCGCCATGAAAGTTGGATATAGCAGTACCATCCGCAATGAGACATTGGATGGACAGGATTGGATAGTCGCTCCCGGAGTGTTCCTCGTCGAAGGAGTGCATAACGGAAGCGGAGGAAGAATCTACTATCCCGCCGATGTGATTTCCAATTCCGTCGAATCATGGAATATGAAGCCCGTGTACATAGGTCATCCCGAGATCAACGGAGAATTGATCGGTGGCAGCGATCTTAGAGTGCTGGACACTAGGATAGGGTTTCTTAGAGGCATGTCATTCGACGGAAATAAACTCCGTGGAGAAGTTTGGATTTATAAGAGCAATGAGTCTCTCCTTTCCCGTATGGTCGAAGTTAGCACAGGCATGTTCGTCGATGTGAATGAGACTGTTGGGAATTGGAATGGAGAGAACTATGATGCTGTGGCTGTCAATATCCGCACGGATCATTTAGCATTGCTTCCAAATGACATTGGAGCTTGCAGCATATCCGATGGAGCTGGTTGTCCAAGAGTAAACAAATTAAATAAGGAAGGCTATACTATGGCTGAAAACACTATCACCGCTTCGGAGCCGGGGGTTCCTACGGCTGTCACGGAAGGCGGAACCACCGCTCCAGTGGCTTTGGCCGCTTGCCCTCCGTGCCCCGAGTGCTCTCCTAAAGACGACGACATGGAGGATTTGAAGAAACGAGTCGGATGCGTGGAAGCCTTGCTTAAAGAACTCTCCGCCTCCAAATCCGCTCCAGTTGGAAATAAAGCCGAGGATGATGAGGCTGTGGAGGCATTGGCATACTTCCGTTCCGTCAAGGAGGGGATGGTCAATGAGTTGGTTGGCAATAAACGTAATAAGTTCACGAAAGAGGAGCTGCATGGACGTAGCATGGGCGAACTGTTGAAACTTACGGATATGGTCAAGGAAGTGGTCATGGTGGGAAATGCGCAGCGGGCTGTGGACAGCGGGGTTTCCCCTCTGCCTATTCCAGCTATGTTCAAGTAACAATACATAAGAGGAGAAGACTATGGATGCTAAGACTATTCAATTGCGTGGCGAATATGAGAGATACGAAGGTGTCGCCGGGGCGACTATCCTTCCGGGAATGCTCGTCGGAGTACAGTCCGATGGAACTATCGACTATCATAAGGATGAGGGCGGGTTCGCTGAGAAGGCTTTCGCCGTTGAGAATGCTCTCGCCGGAAAGACTATCACGGATGCATATAGCGCGAATGATCTCATCCAGTATAATATCCAACGTCCCGGAAGCATCGTTCAGGCGTTGGTCAAGGATGGTGAGGATGTCGATATCGGCGATATGCTGTTCTCCCACGGCGATGGATATCTCCGTCCGTTGGATACCAGTTCTTTGGCTACGAACGCATTTCCTGTCGGTGTCGCCCTTACCGCTGTCGATATGAGCGGTTCCGATGATCCCAGCGGTTTCGTTCGTCTTCGCATCGTTTAATTTATAACAAGGAGAAACTACTTATGGATAATGAAGTGATGATCGATACGTTGGGCAAAGGAAATATTGCCGATGCCATGCTCGCCTGTAATTTTGATCACAATATGCTTCGTCCCTTCCTTGAGAATGGAAAAGCGTTTGTGAACAACAGTGATGGGAAAACAACCCGTCAAGTCGCCAATGCCACGCTTCTCAAGGATGAATGGATTCACCTTGATCGAGCCGTGACGCAAGTCGCCCGTGAGCGTCTTAATTTCGTAAATGATCTTGTCAGTATGGGATTGACGTATAATCTTCCCAATGCGATGGGCAAGACTGTCATTCAGTATCAGAATGCTTCGGATATCAATGATGCGTCCGTCAGCATGGATGGTCTTAGCAAGTCTGATTCGGATCGTATGGACTACGATCTCACCTCCATGCCTGTTCCCATCATCCACAAGGATGTTTATTTCTCCGCTCGTGAGATTGCTGTTTCCCGTAATGGCGGAATGCCCCTTGACACTACGGTTCTTGAAATCGCAAGCCGTAAAGTCTCCGAGGCGGCTGAGAAGCTCCATGTGGGAACGTATGGCACGTATAAGTTCGGTGGCGGCAATGTCTATGGACTCCGCAACTTCCCGGATCGTGGCACCACCACGTATGCCGATTGGGCTGGTAGCACCAAGGACAATGAGGATCGTCTCAAGGATATTCTCGGATTCCTCGATGACATGCGTGGCGTTCATAGGTATGGGCCTTATGGAATCTATATTTCTCCTAATCTTGAACAGTATCTCGATGAGGACTACAAAGCCAATTCGGATATCACGTTCCGTGAGCGCATTCTCAAAATTGGTTCCGATGGCAACAGCCAAGGCAAGATCAAGTTCATCAAAGCCCTGGACTACCTTGTCGCTGGAGATATTATGGTTGTCGAACTCAAATCTGACACCATTCAGACGGTTGTCGGAATGCCCACGACCCTTCTTCAATGGTCTACGGATGGTGGCATGAAATACTGCTTCAAAGTCATGTCCATTATGGTTCCTCGTTGCAGGGCCGACTATAATGGCACTGGTTCCTGTGGTATTCTCCACGCCACGGTCGCCTCGGCCTAATCGGTAACTCCTCATAGGGGGATCAAGCATGTGGACTCCACCCACCTCTGCTTGATTCCTCTTTTTAAGGTTTCACTATGAATACTCCGTGTTTTTGTACATTTAAGTTGCTCCAAGGATTTCATATAGTTTCTAAGAAAAAGTACTGCAAGGGGGATTTAATTCGCACACAGACACGTTTACATACTCTTTTTCCATCTAGGTTTGAATTGATTGAAGAGGAAGCGGTGAAAGAGGAGATCGTTCCTGAGATAGTAGGGGAGACTGATGCTTTTGACACATATCGACTTGTCAAAGGTGATAATAGGAATGAATATTCTGTTGTCTCGAAAACTACGGGATACGTTGTAAACAAAACTGTGTTGTCCAAGAAAGATGCCTTACACTTGATGGAGACTCTACATGCCACAGGAAAATTTGTCAAAGAGACTCTCCAAGATGATAAAGAGACTGATACGGCAATTATTGTCTAGTGGGCGGCATGTATGGTGTTGAAAAGACAAAAAGTGGATGATAGCAGCATACCTTTTTGGGAAATACCTAAAATTTGGAGTGGAAACGCATATGTGTTGGGTGGTGGGTGCAGTCTTAAAGGCGTAGATCTCTCCGTTTTAGAAGGGAAGCAGTGTCTTGCTGTCAATCATTCTTGTCTTTATGGCAATAGAATTGTTCCGTTCACTTGTTTTGGTGATAATGGTTTTGTTGAACGAGCCGGAAAACGTCTTGATGGATATGAAGGCACTATCATTACTAATAATAAAAGTTCCTATAATCCCAAATCCAATGTCAAGATTTGTAAAAGAACAGAGCAAAAGGTAGAGAGGGGACAGGACTCTCTTTGTTGGTATGGCAACACTGGTTTAATGGGAATTGAATTGGCCATTAAATTCGGAGCGGATAGCATATACATTCTCGGATATGATTATAAGAATGGTTCCCATGGACTAAGAAATTTCTATTTGACGGAGAAAGATGTCTGTAGGAAGAACAAGATCATACAAGTCAAAGAGATCGAAGCCTTCAAGAAGAATATCCAACGAACGAAGTGGTTCAATGAGTACATTCGGCAATTATATCCTTCCGTTAGGATTATCAATTGCAATCCCGATAGCGTATGTGATGTTTGGCCTAAAGTGAAATGGAGTGAAGTATGCCCATAAGAGTCACAGATGATGATGTTAAAGAAATCATTGATTTGGATGATTCTAGGACTGACTTATATCCATTCATCAAAGCGGCGAGTCTTATTATTGACAACACCTGTACTTCTCCGCTACTTAGCGACGAACTTAAAAAAGAGATCGAGAGATGGCTCTCCGCCCACTTCTGCGCTATTAGAGACGTTAGGGCTTCAAGCGAGGCTGTAGGGACTCTTAGGGTGGGGTATCAATATAAAGTCGATCTTAATCTCGCACAGACGCAATATGGACAGCAGGCTATGATGCTTGATTTCAGTGGGGCTTTATCCCGTTTGAATAAAAACAAGACTAAAACCTCATTCAACTTCATAGGCGGAACCATAGAATGAGTCTATCCACCTTTCTTACTAAAGTCAAGAAACAGAAAATCATCTACTGGGAGATTTCCGATCCCGATGGTTTCAATAGCAACACTTTTCTTGCTCCAGTACAATTTTTAGGTCGTTGGGATGATGTGAATGTCATTTTTGTGGATAGTAAGGGAAAAGATACTGTTTCCCGTGCGCAATTGATCTGTAATGAATTGCTAGTGGTAGGTAGTTATGTCATGTTGGGCACTCTTACTTATAATACTCCTACTAATCCTATCGGGTTGGTTGGAGCTGTGAGGATCAAACAAGCAAGTCATGTTCCTAATTTGAATGGCACTGATTTATTTTTCACAGCGATGGCATAGGAAAACATATTATGGCGACAGTAACACTACATGGAGCGAAACCTGTCGAAGTTAAAGTAAGCGGAATTAAAAAGCTCCTACAGAAATTCAAGATCATAGAAAAGCAGGTGGAAAAGGGATTCTCCGAGGATTTATTCAACATAGGTAAACTAATTCTCTCCGATGCGCAGACATTGTGCCCAGTGTCACAGGATAAACCAAGATACTATTCAGGATTTCTTAGAGACACTGGGTTCTTGGTGGGAAATAATGGGATGGTATATTCAAATGATAATGCTCAAGGAGGAGAGGGAGCCACCAAAGCCATGGATGAGGCCATAGCGGAAGTGAATGCGGATACTGTGAATGATAGGTTCAAGATAGGATTCTCCGCTTGGTATGCCACTATCGTCCATGAGCGTTTAGATTTAGTACATCCTGTGGGAGAGGCTTTGTTCCTATTGAAGGCATATCAACAGAATCAAGGTTGGCTTCAAAACTTTGGCAACACCAAACGAGCACTTAAAGGGAGCATCAAGCAATGAACCCTCCATCAGTAGATGTCCGTACTTGTCTTGAATTGCATGGAATCACATATTCCATAGGAAACACCCCATTAAATCCTAGTTTACTTACTTTCGGTGCTACTGTTGGCGGAACCATTCCGAAACCAGATAATTTAGTGGTTGTGTATGATTCCATCGGTAATGTACAGACAACTTCTTTTATGAAAGTGGTTTGTAAAAAAGAAAATGTGCAAATCATAATTAGAAGCACAGAGTATATTACCGGATATGATAAAGCCAAAGAAATAGAGGAAATTCTGGGTTCATATAGGACTTTTGTCCTTGATTATAACTATAATTTGGTTTTACCTGTTTATTCATTGGGTAAAGATGAGAATGATAGATTTCTGTTCGGAGTTCGACTAGACGCAACAAGGTATGGAGGGAATTAACTATGGCTAATTATAACAAGGCTTTTGAACCAGTAGGTTCCACTATCACATTCACGCAGGGTGGATGGGATAATGCATTTGATCCGGGTACCGCCGCAAATGAATGGGGGCCGACTGGAACCGCCGCTACCGGAATGCACATGGTATGCGCGCAGATTACTGATATCAGTATGAATCTTGAGACGTCCGATATTGACATCTCCCACTTTGGCTCCGTCGATTATAAAGAGTACAAAGCCTCCGCATTGAAAGATGGAGGAGAGTTGAGTGCCACCGTTCAATTCGATCCTGATATCGATCTTGCGGAGATTATGGGTCAGAAGGTCATTATCACGGTGACGTTCAAGGATGGTTTTGGCAATACTGAAGGTGCTTGGACTTTCGATGGATATCTTAAATCATATTCGTTCACGGGAGCCATTGGTTCCGCTATGACGGCGAATATTTCGTTTAAGGCTTCCGGCGAAATCACCCTTGCTGCTTAATTTAGGAGGAACACAATATGTCTACAGCATCTATTTCCACTAATATCATCTGCGGAGGGGTTACATACTCCGCTGTATATGGTGTGACGGATGAATCCACTTTTAATAGTGAAGTGGTTTGTCCGGCATCTAAAGCTGGTACTCTTTCCACTAGGACGGGAGACACGGAAGGTACTTTGACTCTTGGTAGTGGCCACGGAATCACTACTGGACAGGTTATTGATCTTTATTGGACTGGTGGTTCCCGTCGCAATGTGATTGTAGGGACTGTAAGTGGCACTTCTGTTCCTATCACCGCTGGTTCCGGAGACAATCTTCCTCTCCAAGCCACTGCTGTTCTTGCTGGTATTCAGGTAATCATTCCCTGTGTGTTTGATCCTGTCACAGTCTCTTTGATCGTGTTCTCCGTTGGCGGGGCTGGTCAAGTGGTTTACTTCGCGGACACTGTCGAAGCGGCTCACTTTGAATATTCTTCCACTGGTTTGTGGTACTGGGATAGCAGCAATCTCGCCTCAAGCACATTTGGAACGGATGATATCACGGAGATTCGATGCTCCACCTCATCCACCTCTGTGAAGACGTTCAAGTTCGGTATTCTTAGTTCCGTTCAGTAAAGTTTGGCGTAAAGGGATTGGATGCTTAAAACACATCCAATCTCTTGTCCTATAGTAGAAATATACAT